ATATTGCCTCCTTTTTTTTATTTGAGTGTATCAAAAATTCACAAATTAAAAAAGATATTTTTTATCTTCTTTTAAATCTTGTTACAAATTGTAACAGGCTTTAAATGTTTCTTTTAATAATAGGCGCCATACAAATCAAGATGTTAGTAATTTTGTAACCAATGAATGGGGTAGCGAGACAGGATTATTTATACCATCACAACTTAAGTATGCGACAACCTGGGAAGAATACGGGGTATCTGATATAAAGAAAGCACGTTTAGCTATGCTAGAGGAGCGTAAATATATTGAGAATGACCCTGAGGCATATCTTAAGGAGTGTCAAGAATTCCCTTTAGAAATTAAAGAAGTATTCCAGAAAGACGGAAAGAATATATTCAACACAGAGTTATTAGCAGCTCAGCGTACTAAAATACTATTACAACATGATGATGTACCTAAGTGGATAAAAGGTACTCTAGAGTATGTAGATGACCAGGACGGAAGACATGTTGGGGCTAACTTTATACCAAGTGAAGCAGGTAACATATACATATTAGAGGGGGAAGAGAAACCTTATAGAAATAGCCACGGAAGCGTATATAATGACCTTTATATAATGGGGCTCGATAGTATTGACCAAGGTAATGCTGACTCAGCTAAAGGTACAGTGGGATCTAAATTAGCTGCAGCTGTTAAGAAGAGGATACCAGACGGCGGAATGTTCAACACAACTACAAATATATATGTAGCTTATTACAATCATAGGTCGGATGATGTTAGACATGATTATGAAAATGTATTAAAATTGTCTTTATTCTTCAATGCTAAAATAAACCTAGAGTATGCTAAGATTGGTATAGTAGGGCACTTCAGAACTAGGGGACAGTATCATAGATTCATTAAGAGGCCTACAATTGCAACTACAAATAATATGAACGCTGACCCTTTAAAGGGCAAATCAAGTCTTATAGGTACTCCCGCATCTACTCAATACATTGATTATCAGGATGGTAAGTTAGCAGAGTATATAGATGACAATGCTCATAATATGTGGTTTGATCCAGCGCTAGAACAGCTTATAGAGTATGACAGAGCAGATAGAACACCTTCCGATTTAGTTATAGCCATGGGATTATGTGAATTAATGGATGACGATTTATTAGGTAAGGTAGCTAAACCTTCAGAATCTGAAGTAAAAGATTTATCTGATTTTGGATATTATAGAGATCCAGTTACAGGATATAAGAAATATGGAATCATTCCAAAGAAATCTGAAGAAGAAAATAGGATGAATGACGAGTATGAATTCGATTCTTATCAGATTAAGAAAGAAGGACCTCTTGGAGGTTGGGAATAAAATCATTAATTCTTATTATTTAGAAGATGATGTATAATGTAAAATGTAAATGATATGTATGTTAACAAAGAGAAAATAGAAGCATTCAACGATAATGTTGTTCTAAAAATAGAGAAATGGCCTAGCTCATTCACTGGAAGTAAGTTAATTGTACCGTCTGGAATAGAGGGATACGATAATGGAAGAGAATTATACTTGGGTAAAGTAGTAAGTACCAGTAATAATTCTATAGAGAAAGATCAGTACGTGGCTATAGATATCTACTATGGATCTCACTTACCTTCAGAAGCAAGGGCTGAGAAGTTAAAAATTGTACCATTTACTGGTATAGTGTTAATAGGTACTAAAGAGTTTAAAGTTATGAGTGATGTTGTAAAAATGACCCCAAATAAAGATAGGGTATTATTAAAGTTAAAGAAAAAAGAGACTATTACTGCTGGTGGAATCCATATTCCAGATGAGGTATTAGCACAAGACCCTACTGCTCAGGATGTTAGATTCGCAGAGGTAGTGAAATCTGCTGTTCCTGAAGTTAAAAAAGGAGAGACAGTTATAATAGAGTCTTTCGTTGGAAAAGATATTTATTTAAATGAGGATAAAGAATTATATATCGTATGCTATGCACAGGATATATTAGCGAAAATAAAATAATATGGCAAACTTAAGGTCAGACCTGACATTAAACGAAATTTTCTTAAGCGAAAAGCAGAAAAATTCTTCTAATTACTTAGAGGGCATGGCTGATTACTGGATAGGAAAGTTGGTCGTTAACAAAGAACATATACCTTTATGTAGAAAATACTACTCTGGTGTAAGGGATACTAGCGAATACGATTATCTTAATGATAATTATGGTATAGGTAATGCTGTGGATATTCAATTCACTCCTATTATAAAGCCTAGAATTGATGCTCTGGTAGGTCTTTTCTTAAGCGAATCCTTTTCTTATAGAGTATCTGTAACTGATGAGCCTACAATAGACTTAGAATCAGAGCAGAAGAAGGAGCATATATTAAAATCAATAGAGAACGAGTTGACAAACTTTGCAAAAGAGACAGAGCAGTACTATGCTAACAATGGGGAGCAAAGTGATAAAGCTCCTCCTATGCTTAACTTTACAGCTAAAAAAGGAGAGCAGTTAGCCAAGAAATTAGAAGAGAATTTTATATCTGTATATGCAGAAGCAGCGCAGCATTTAATATATTTCTTCGAGCAGAGTAATGATTTAGACTTCAGAAGAAAAACAGCTGAGTTATTATATGATTTACTTATAACAGGTGAGATGTTCTGGAGAATATATACAGCACGAGAAGGTGATGATCCTATAATGGAAGTTATAAAACCTGAGAATATATTCTTTAATAAAAATAAAGGAGATTTATACCTAGATACTGCAGATGCAGTAGTGCATAGAGAATACATGACTAGGCACCAGATATTACAGAAGTACGGTCATTTAATGACTGAGGAAGAATTTAAAAAAGTATCTGGACGTTGGGGAGGATATGGTAATAACAGAAACCTATACGATCCTGAACTTTTACATGAGTTATCTCATGACGATATGGACGAATTCTCTAACTACAGACAATTTACAGGAGATCCTTTGGATGTAGTAGAAGTATATCACGTAGAGTGGTTGGCATCTAACAGATATGACAAGTCTCCTACACAGGATTACAATCCGGTAGAGAATAAAAAAGAGCTTAAAAAGCAAGGCTGGATAGAGTCAAGATATGAGATTACCAGAATAATGGGTAATATATATGTTGGTGGAGGAAAGTCTAAAGGTGTAGTTAGAAAGCAAGGGAACCCTTATAAAGCTAGCTTATCTTATGATGGTATTTCATATAACCTAAGGCAGGGAGCACCTTATTCAATGGTATATAGCCTTAAGGACGTACAGGATATGTACGATATAACACAATTCCATAGAAATAATTTGGTAGCCAATTCAGGGGTTTCTGGTACAAGAGTAAATGTAGCAGGTATTCCAAAGATACTTGGAGGTAAGTTTATGGACAGGCTTATGAAGTGGACGGCATTACGTAAGCAAGGATTCGAATTAATTGACCCTACTGAGGAAGGGGCACAGTTATTTAATCACTATGGTGAATTCCAGGGAGGAATAGATGGTAATGCTATTAATGGTATTAACGCTATACTACAGACACTAGAACACCAAGTGGTACTAACTACTGGAGTTACTGATCAGATGCTCGGACAAATAGAGCAGAGAGAAGCTGTGGAGAATGTGAAGACAGGTATACGACAGGTATCCCTTATAACATTAAATCTATTTGACTTATTAGATGGTGGACGTAGAAGAATGCTTACATCACTTATTGATCAGGCAAAAACTTCTTATAAGAAAGGAAAGAAAGGATCTTATAGAGTAGGAGTAAAAAGTATAGCATTTAAGATAGATAAAGAGCACTTCTCTTATACAGATTATAATATACAAGTAACTAATTCATCTAAAGATACTATTAAGATACAGAAATTAGAAGCTCTGGTTAATGAGTTGATAGGAGCAGGAATAATTAAACCTGAAACTGCTGTTGCTCTTACATTAGCTGATACAGTATTTGAAGCTAAGAAGATAGTATCTGAAGGATTTAATGGGGACGAAGAGAAAGAACAGCAAATGCAACAAATGCAGAAGCAGTTGGAGGACTACGAAAAGCAGCTTAAAGATGCTAGCGGTCAAGCTTCTAAAGCTCAGCAAGAGAAAGATAGATTCGCTGCTCAACAGATGGAACTAGATAGACAGAAGTTTGAACTTGATAAAGAAATTAGAAGAAAAGAGGCTGCTATACTAGAGAGAAAAGCTAACACAGAGGCTACGTATAAAAACGAAGAAACTAAAGCTAAGAGAGAAATTGTACAGCTAGAAAGAGAACAGTTGCATATGAGCAATGATAGTAAAGTACAAGAAATAAATAATTCTAAAATTTAATAAAGATGAATATACCATTAGTATGCGTTAAAGACACCCATGGGGCCCTTACATATGATATACTTAAACATGATATCGAGGATCAGGCAGCTGACGCTAAAGACGTTGATGGTGCATTACATATATCATATAAAAATATAAATTACTTAAGTATACCAGGAGCTGATCCTGCAGACCTAAGCTATAAATTTTATCTTACATATAATGGTACAAACGGAAGGAATTCTCTGTACTCTACAGTTGTATTAGATGAGCAAGGACTATTAGAGATAACAAATACTCCAGAGTTTATTTATAAGCCAGAAGGATTTTCAGAAAAGATGTCCGAACTTCCTCCAGGAGTTGAGAATTTAGATATAACGTACTATACAAGTGAAGCTAATATATTACAGTTTAAACCTGTAGTATCACAATGTGATGGGAGCGTTACTATGACAGTAATGAGACACACATACCCACACAACATAAAGTATCCTCCGAATGTATCTAATGAAAGAGTAAATTATGATGGATGGTATACTGCTACATATGCGGTATTTAAGAATCTTAAAAATGGTAACAAAGTTGTTAAAGGTTCTATGTACTCTAGTAATGGCGTAGTTGGTAAAGCTATTAAAACTAGTAATGTATATGTAAGAGATAACGGTGTAGCTTATATAGGGGAAAAGGAAGCTTTGGAGCCTATTACATACGAAGAATTTATACTCTTTTCTAATAATCTTACCGGGATAGAATCAAATGCTCCAGGACATGTAGCGAACTCTCAATTACTAGTGACTAAAGATTTGAATAAGGCTATCATAGACAGCATAAAAGAAGTGAATGCTTCGTATTCTGATGATTGTGATAATCTATGTGAGATAGGGGATTGGCAAAAACTTCAACAAAAAAGGATAGCATCTTGTATACTATTTAAAGAGGGAAGCTTTAAGAAGGCTCAGATAGTTGTAGAATCTACTAGACAGTCTTGTGGTATTAATGGTAAATGCTAAGACATGATATATTTAAAAGAAATACAAAAAGTAGTAAATAACTCTTATAAAGCTTTAGGAGAGATACAATACATGATCTCTGTAAAGGAACCTGTGAGCAGTGATACTATATTCTTCGATAGGTATTATAATATAAGTACTAGGTTATTGGCTAATCTAGAATACATAGATATGTTGGAGTTAAATATGTCTTACGTAGAGAATGAGGAGATAGAAGGAATTGTTTATTCGTTAAAAATATTAATAGAAAAAGTAAAGAAATTATGTCATTAGGAATTTATATGGATAACCTCAACGATTATGAGGACATAGGAGAAAAAGTAGGAGTAGACGGTGAAAGTGTTTATATAAATGGGAGCTTCTCTCCTGATTTCAAATCACGTCATACGATACAACTATGGAAGGTAGAATCGGACATAGCTAATATAAATAAATGGTATGGAGAAACTCTGGCAGGGGACTCTTTACATGAGATTTATATAAAAAATATCTCTGGCGGAGATGCAGATATTAAATTTGATGGTAATTATTCACTGACAGATGAGATAAACTTCAGAGGATTCAAAATGAAAAAGAACGAGACAGCCCACTTTTATTGCACAGGAGCATACATAGAAGGCACATTAACGTTGGTAATGAGGACTGGTTCACAAGACACAAGAAAATAAGGTATTTGGTTTGTACTTATTTTTTCTTATATATAGGAAGATGATTAATATGTAAATGTTTTTAAAATGGAAGAAAATGAAATGACTACTGACGATTTGTTTGATGATTCAAATGAAGTGTCACAAGATGTAGGAGGAAATGACATAGGAGATGATCCTATTAATGACCCAATACAAGAAGATCCTTATAATGAGGATGAACCTTCAGGTGAGGAGCCTTCGGGAGAAGAGCCTTCAGAAGAAGAATTATCAGGTGTAGAAAGATATCTATCTGACTATGGTATCATAGGAGGTAGAATTCAGTACGAAGACGGTGAATTCACTGACTTCAATAGCTTGCCACCTGATGAGCAGTATAATGTACTACAGTCTTTAGCTTCAGAAGCTAGACCTAGTATCGAAGAAGATTATGATTTAGATGAGACTGAAATAAATCTTTTAAATGATATTCGTAATTCTGAGATGTCTGTAGAAGATTATATAGGATCATTAATAAATAACCAAGTTAGACAAAGTCTTACTGTAAGAGATTCTATAGGAATAGATTACACAGATATGCCTGACGATGCTATTTATATGAAATGGCTGAGAGAAGTAAGTCCAGAGATGTCTGAAGATCAGGCACTTGAAGCTTTAGAGAATCAGCAAAGAAATCCTGAGCTATTTAGACATCAGGCAGAACAGCTACGAGGGCAATATATGCACGCTCAACAAGAAGAGTATAATAATAATCTTAGAGCGCGTGCCCAAGAGCAAAATGAATTAATTGAAGCTGACAGATACCAGATTGTGGAAGCTGTTGAGAATATAGACAATATAGGAGGAGCTGAGATTAATGACCAAATGAAAAATGAAGTGTTACACAGTTTATTAGAAATTAACGAACAGGGAGACCCGTTAATAATGGAAGAAATGTTTAGCGATCCAGAGCAGCTGTTTAAGGCAGCGTGGTTTATGAAATATGGTGAAAGTTACTTAGATAATGTTGATAAATACTGGAAGCGTAGAGAATCAGAATCTTATAAGAGAGGGAGAGCAGACGTATTAGACGGAGCACCTTCAACTACTAGAGGAATGGCAAGGAATAATGTTATACCAAGACCTGGCAGAAGTACTGTAGATAGTTCAGGTAATAAGAAAGATGACAGTATTGATGCACTGTGGGACGATTAATAATTAATAATTAAATTTTAGAGAACTATGAGAATAGTAGACAGACACACGGTTTTGGAGAATGTTTCGAATACAAAGACAGTCCAAAACTTTGGAACATTGTTAGGCAAGAAGCCTCACAAGATGGGACAAGTAGTAACTATGTACCCTGGATTAGCGATTTCAAACCTTACTGAGGCTTTGAGAAACGTTTATACAAAGAAAAAAGGTGGTGACGCATTTACACCAATTAACTCAATGACTATCGAATGGGATATCAAAGTGAACTTTATCAGAAAGGTAAAGATCGTTGAAGATGCTACTCCTGTTTTAGGCGGAATTTTCCCTCTTTATTTAGCAGAGAAATATTACGATAAGAACGATACTATGGTTCTTGAGAATAAGCAAACGCTTATGGTTGTTGCTCCACCAAAAAAGGAATTGGATAACAGATGGAAGCACATGGTTATGTTAGTATCATCTGACAAATCTAAGCCTGTTATAGCTGAATTTGTAAAGAAAGGACGTATCACAAGATATAGATCTAACTACCATCCAGAACTTTCTGAAAGAGGTTACATCAAGTATATCTCAAACACTGAGAAACATAGAAATTATCTATCTAGACATAGGGCTTCTGTAGACTTCTCTGGTGACTATGCACTTATGGAAGATGTTTTCATCGACATGGGTAAAGGTAAAGATGGTGAGCAGTATGCTAAAATGAATACTAAGGAGAAAGAATGTATGGATTCTTACTTAGTATCTAGAGAGCAGCACATGTTATTCGGTCAGTCAAACTTTGACGAGAACGGTAAATGTATGATGCAAGACGAGAAGGGTAGAGATATTCCAATCGGAGATGGTATTATAGCTCAGATCGAAAGATATTGTGACAAATTCTCTTACTCTGTATTAACTACAGATTTATTTGAAGATATCATAGCTGCTATGGTTGAAAAATCAGACACACCAATTGGAAACTCTTATGCATTCGTTGTGAATGAAAGATTATGGTTCCAAGTTGGTAAAGTAATGAAATCTGACTTGAGATTTATCTCTCCAGCAGACGGTTCTTACTTCTGGTCTAAGCAATCTAACTCTAAGGTAAAAGTTGGAGCTCAGTTTGATACTTACACTTTCCAAGGAAACACTATCTCTTTTGTAGTAGATAGATCGCTTTCTCAAGAATATCCTGACTACGGATACGGTTTCTGTATCGATATGAGTCCAGATATTTCTACTGGAAGACCTAACTTGGCAACATTCACTCTTGACGGAGCTGAAATGTTAAGTGGAACTTTAAACGGTATGGGTGGACAAACAGGACGTGAGAGCGGACAGATTGCTACTTCTATCCACGGTAGTTCTTACCACCTATTAGGATATAGTGGAGCTGTTGTATTTAATCCTTACAAAGCAGCGATAATCACTGAATCTATTTCATTTTAATATGAATATTTAGTATATTTAGAGCCCCACTCATGTTGGGTGGGGTTTTTTAATAGTTAATGATAATAAGACAATGACACAAAAATTAGACAATTTAACTGATGCTCAAGTGAGCAACGGTACACCTGAAGATAAGATTATAATTATAAAATCAATTTTCAGCAAGGAGGCAAAGATGAAATTACAGCCTACTAAAAGTGCACTTAATGGCAGATATCAAGGTATAGAAACTAACATATCTGAAGTAGAGAAGATGAAGAGAGGATATACTCCTGAAGTTTCTTCTTCAATTACCATAAAAGATGGACTAACATTTAATTTAAATGATCCTCAAGATGCAGCAGACTGGGAATGGGTGAAGCATTCAAGACATATTGCAAATGATTTTGAATCAGCTCAGGGAACAGGATTAAGCGAGGCATGGTTCTATGTATTTAGACCAGGAGTTGAGTCTAGAAAAAGACTTGATAGTATGCAGGAGGAGATGGATTTATTAAATAAAATAATGGGCGATACTGAAGTTAACCTTTATAATAGAGTAAGACTTTTAGGAATCGATATGACAGGGCAACCTATCTCAGACGTTAAAGAATATTTAATGACTGCCGCAAAAGACAGAAACAGAAGACACGAAATTAAGGATGTGTATGAGAATGCAAACATTTCTCTTAAATTAATGTTATATCATGGAATTGATAAAGACGTTATTAAGTTTGACGGATTTGTATATAAATACAATAACATCTTAATGGGTACAACAGAGGAACTTACTATAGAGTATCTAGGTAATCCTTTAAATGTAGCTGTCGTAAAAGAGATTGAAGGAGCTATTTATCCTAAGGAAGGAAAAGGTAAAGAGGCACCAGATAATCTAGCTAAGGCAAGAGCTGCTAAAGCTGCTAAGAAAGACAAATAATAACATGACTGTAAGAGAGTTTTATCGTAATGTATTAATAGAGTTAAATAAAGAGGAAGCCTCGGCGTTATATGTCGAGGATTTCCTATATTATGCTAATAAGGCTATTAATTGGTATGCAAATACGAGATATAATCAATATGATACCACTCAACAGTTAGGTGATGACCTTAAGGATTTAAGAAAGGGACCAGAGACTGTCGCTTTAAACGATTCTCAAGAAGCTGAACTAAAGTCGTTAAATCATCCATACAGGCACTTATTGAATTGTGTTGTAACTATCAAAAAGAATGCCGGAGCTTTTGAAGTAGGATGTGAGCAAAAAGACGGCACAGTAAAAAAGTATGCTGCTAAAAGAATGACAGCAGACAGGAAGACAGCTATACTAAATAACACTTTTTTAGAGCCTAAATTTTATAGACCTTATTATGATATAAGGGGAGGGGTATTAGAAGTAATCACTGGCGATAAATCAGAAGATTTTTCTATAGATAAAGTAGAAGTTGAATACCTTAAGAATCCAGAAAAAATAAGTATGGAAGCTAAGGACCTATTGACTGTGGACGATACCACAGATGAAATAGAATTCGAGGATTATGTAATAACAGAGATACTAAATCAAACATTAGTGTTTATATTAGAGCAAGCAGGAGATCCTAGAGTTAGTGTTAATCCTGCAGTTAATCAGTCTATACAGGCCTTTGGAGGCCAGTAAAAGTAAAGCGGAGGGGATTCCAGCTCCTTTCGCATATTTTATATAAACCGTTCGGACGTAGCTGGTATGCCGGACAAACTAAAAATTAAAAACTATGTTTAATTTAGGGTACAAAGAAGTTGTATTAAACTCGGACAAAGGTGTTTACATTGCCGGAAAAGATCTTGTAATAGAAGGTTACGGAAAATTTAAACCAGGTCAATTAACTAACAAAAAGCAAATCGATTCTCATGTAGCAGAAGGAGAAGAAAGTTCTTGGGCTATAAAAAAAGTTCCTGATGGACTAGTAGTAGGAGACGCTGTAGACGTATCTATAGATGTGAGAACATTTAGAGAGAAGAGCTCTCAAGCTAGAGATTTCCTTATGCACGGAAAGAAGATTGTATTCCAATCTGCAAAATTAAATGGTATTGATGCTGATGCTATATCACTTGCTATTAGTGAAGGCTTCGCTAGTTTTGTTGCTAGAAACATGCAAAGCGAGTGGACTTTTATAGTTGAAGACGGAAAAGGAAGTATTGATATAAAAATACTACCTGGTTTTGAGGATAACTACATCAAAGCTGTAAAACTTAAAAGAGCTGCTAAGTGTACTGGGGCTGATAACTGTTTCGTAGATCTTGAAGGAACTGTAACGAAAGAAGGAAACGAAGGAGTAGGTCTTGGTAAATGGCTTGAGGAGTCTAGAAGATTTGGTACAAAAGAGAACGTTATGCCTTATGCACAATCTCACGGAGGTAACTCTCAAGGAATTGATGTAAGAGGTTCTTACAAAACTTACATGTTTGACTTTGACGGTGAAGATGCTGATGAAGGATGGGAATCTCATGAGTATGTAGATCATTCTTACGTAAGTGCTAAGATGAGCTCTAAGCCAACTCATTACGTTATTTACGCTAATGACGCTAGTTCAGCATTAGCTACTATACTTGATGCGTTTATAGCATAATAGATGCATTTATTGTAAAGATTTAAAGAAGCTCCCATAACGGGGGCTTTTTTTATTTGGCATAAGTTCTTATTATTAATTAGTAATATTAAAAAATAAAGATATGAATTGCGGAGAATTTATAGGAGAATTATTCAGAGCTAGTGATATATGTTGGATAGAGCATTTACAGGCTAGTAACATGTCGAGCCACATGGTGTTGGAGGAGCTATACGATGATTTAAATGATCATAAGGATGCTATAGCAGAAATGAGGTTAGCCAGAGGAAAAGTACCTATTCCTGTAAGAAATATTCCAGAGGAAGTTGATATTGTTAAATATTTAGAAAGTGAGCTACTTCCTATGGTAGATATGGCTAAGGAAAGAACGGACCTTAAAGGGTTCAACGATATTTCAGCGGAGATTGATATGGTCAAAACCACTATAATGAAGAAGTTGTACAAACTTAAGAACTTAGTTGGTAAAGAGCATTTAGGCCAAGTTGTAGGGAAACATGGAAAGGATGAAGAAGATATGATGTCTGGAGGTATTCTTTATAAGAAGAAATGCGGAGGCGGTAAAATGAAATGCGGAGGCGGTAAAATAAAATAATATGACTTTAAGACAAATAGCAAGTGCAATAAGGAATCATGTTGTAGACGGTATTAAAGGGGTAACTAACGAGGCGTTCTCTACGGAACAGCTTATGCTAGAAGTCTTAATAGAGTCTAAGACATTAATAGCACAACACATAAAAGAGGGGATTATAGATCCAAGAAGTATTAATCAAAGAATCGACGGAATAGAGATAAACTGTCAGGATACTTCAGGAAACTGTGAGATAAAATCTCAGTTATCTGCTCCTCATATAACTATACCTAAATTATTAGTATCTATATCTATAGAAGACTCGATTGAGTATTTAGGTCCTATGGATAATTCTAAGAATTTTAAAGTTTATACGGATGTAGATTATAAGTATAACAAATACAAACTTACAGGAAAGAAGAGGCCTTATGTATGGGTTAATACTTCTGGCGTTAAAGAAGGTATGTACGACGTATATTTCTTTAATATGGGTAAGTATAGTAATTTGAAATTCGTCTCTATAGTGGCCTTATTTGAAAACCCTGAGGCATTATATAATACAGAGTACAGAGACCAGTTTACTGATGCAGAGTTTTTTGCTCCGTCATTAGTGCAGAAAGAAGTTATAGATTCTATCACTCAGAAATATGTTAACTATTACCGTCAACTTAATAGACAGATAGAACCTAATACACAAGAAAAATACTAGTAAATTATGAATGCAGAATACACTCCTACTTTAAATATAATGGCAGCTTATCCTATATACACTAGGAAATATGGTTTAACTATGTCTGAAGATGACTTTATAGAAGAAGCTTATATGGCCTTAAGGGATATAAACTCTATACCGGTGAAGGTTTATTATCATGTTGCTAAGCCTAACAATAAGGACGAGATGATTATAAATGTACCATGTAATTTAAATAGGATTTTAAGCGTCACAGCGGCCCCACTTAACCGTGATGGGTATAAAGACTACGAACCTTATAAAATGGGCACACGCGTAGGATATGACGAGCATATGAACATATTGACTGGTAACTCAGACTTAAAAACGTATCACTTTAATGATACTCCAAAAGTAGGACTAGGATCTTATATAGAATATGAGTGGGTTGATGAGACAGCAATAAAGATAATTGATACAAGATTATTTGATACAGAAATACATATAGTATACGAAGGTATTACAGTAGATGAAGAGGGTCTTCCATTAATAACTCTTAAACATGCAAAGGCTATAGCTGCAAAAGTAGCATTAACTAAGATAACCCATAAAATGTTTAGAGGAGACCCTTCTGCTGGTAATATATTACCTTATATACAGCAAGAGGCTTCGAGGTTAGTTCAAGCCGCTGCCATACCGGAACATTTGACAGACAATGACTTAGATAAGTTACTAAATGAGAAGGTAAGTTTTAACAGAAAGAGATATAATAGAAGTTTTAAGTTTAATAGAAGTTAATGGGATTTTATAAAGGTATAAAATATATAAATAAGTACGGAAGTAGTTATGATGATTATGGTACAGTTACCGTAAAAGATATATTTAGGAAGAGGTACAAGAAGGGAATGGTTAAAAAATCTGAAGACAGTACTAGGCCAGAGAGGTTGCAAGATATATATAATGTTAGAAAGTACTCTGATTTGGCTGTTAAAATATATTCGGATTATTTGAGTATGATGGTTGATGATGTTATAGCCGGAGATATAGTACAAGTTACTCCAAGAAAGTATCCTCTAATGTGTGTTGGACTCTTAACCAAAGAAGAGTCAGATAAAGTAATAGAAATTAACACACAATACCCTCCAAAGATTAATATAAGAGATTTCGGATATAAATTACCAAGAATAGTTTTATTTTTTGGTGAGACATCTCTATATACAGATAGAGTTGTACATGTACCAAAAGAAAAGTACGAGGTTTTCCAAGAGAATCTAAATAAAGGAATGAAATACATAATATTTAAATCAGTGTTAGATGGAAGTATTAAATAATAAACATTACGTTGAAAAGTTAGCTGAGAAATACAGTGAAGTATCTGAGGAGTCTATAAAGGCTATAATAAAAGCTGGGAACAGTGAGTTAATAAAAAATGCCAAAAAGAAGTATACAAGGGTTACTGCAAAAGATCCAAATAATAATTATATACAATTTTACAGGCATACAGGCATAACAGCTAATAATAAGTATAAGTTCATTAAAAGAAGAAAAGATGCAAAATAAAGGAGGAGGAACTAATAGCTTTAACGGTGGATTAAATACTGATGGGCACCCTTTAGTGGTTAAGAATACAGAAATGATTGACGCATTAAATGCTGAGATAATGTCTGTCGGAGAGAATCAATACGTATTAAAAAATATCCCAGGGGATGTTTTAAATACAAAGAAGGGGAAAGGGTTCAAATTAACAGAAGGATTTATACCTTTAGCCGTAAAATCATATAACAACATAGGGTACATTGTTAGTGGTAGATTTTCGTCTGAAGGAAAATTCATAGAAGGAGAATTAGGTACATTCCCTTCACCAGACTGGGCCAAGTATGGAGTATATACTGGAGGATACGGGGTTCCAATTACAAACAGTGAGTACAGGTTCAACGGTATAATGCAGTTGGAGGATACTGAGAATCCTTATAAGATAGTTGTTAGTAGAGAGCTTGAGCTTACAGATGATGCTATTGGGAAGTCAATAGTATTAAGATTTTCTATAGCCGATACTCCAATATTTAAATTATATGATGATATTAGGTTATATGTTAGCAATTTTGCTAGTGGATGTAATATTCCATCAGAAGCTGATTTTGTGTCAGATGATGCAATAGAAGGAGGGCTTTACAGAGTACAACTGGACAACATAGCTAGAAAATTTATAACTATTACCGCAGAATTTTTCGTATCTAAAGGTAGTCTAGAGAATAATCCTTCTAATTCATATCTTACTCCTTGTTCTTTTAAAGTAAGGCCAGATGGAACAGTATCTTATATAACAACATTAAAAAATCACTATAAGATAGCAAAAGGTACTATATCTGCTGTCAATAACGTACAATTATATCCGACTGATGCTGAGGTAGAAGAATTCTATAATAAAATAGGAAATCCTTCAGATACACTTGATTCATTCCCGTCAAAAAAGATGAAGGAGTACTACTCTGAGCTAGCTAATCAAATGAACTTTTGGGAGGCAGATAGGACTGAGTTAAGGGAAATAACAGAAGATATTTTTGAGTTAAGAGTATTAGATTACATTATACCAGAAGGGGAAGATATTACAAACAATGTTGTAACAAAATTGAAAAATATTTATTCTCCGATACATAACTTCTTAACAGAGGAGTATTCCCCTATAAGTGATTGTGACTTTGTAGACGATCCATGGGCAAGGGATGAATGTCACATACAGCCGTTCAGAACAAAGGAGTTTGATTTTGACATAAATGGATTTGTAGATTTAACTCTACAGAAAGAATATGACGAATCTATTAACTTTATATTTACTGACGACAGGAACCCTGTACGAATGATAAACTCCAGATTCAAATTAAATGAAGATGGGACAGCTACTATAATAGATAGAAGACATAGTAAAGATACTAATACTTATTCTACGAAGTTTTTCTCGCAGACAGAATTAATATTGAAAACATCTGAGATAGCTAAACTAGAATTTTTAGGAGTACATTCTGGAGGAAAGCTTAAAGGAGGAGGATATAAATATTACTTCAGACATAAGAATGCCGACGGTAATGTATCTGATCTAATAGCCGAATCTGGGCTAGTCTCTGTACATTTTAGTGTAGGTGAGAGAGCTTACGGAGTAGCTGGAGATAAAAATACAGATAAATTAGCCAAATTCAGGTTATCTGGACTAAGTTTAACATCTGGAACTATAGAGGTATCTGTAACACATATTAGCGGTGATAATAACCCTGTAGCAAACACATTTAAATTAAAAGAGAATTATTTTATAAGCATCGATGGAGTATGTAATATAGAACACTCAGGTATTGAGGAAATAGAAATGCTTGACGAATCTCAGGTAAATACTAGTTTCTCTTCTATAGAGCAAGTAAAAACATTGGACCAGGTAAATAATAGACTTGTGTTAGGTAATATAACGTCTAGTATAGATCAGAAATTGTTTAAAGAGTTAGAAGAAACTTCTAAGCTCCTAAGACTAGGGGAAAAAATTATACCAATTACATCAGGATATAATAATCCTAATAACGTGTACTTTAATCTAGGTTACTGGGCAGGAGAAACATATGAGATAGGTATAGTTTATGTATTAGCAAAAGGAGGTTTAACTCCTGTATTTCCTGTAAGAGGATTGGACAATTATAAAGGTGACGGAGTCTATAGTGGAGATATTGCTTTTACTGAGGATGTTGATATAGAGACTGTCAATGGTATTGTTGGTGAAGAGCATATATTAAAGATACCTAATATAAATCGTTTTGAAAATGTTAGGGGATTATATAGAACCTTTCATGACAAGAATTTAGTGGTTAACGGTGTACGCCAAGTAACCAAACTGTCATTAGATATCTATAAACTTATAAATAATCCTAATTATAATTATATAAAAGCTAACATTTCTGGGTTCTTCTTAGTAAGAAAAGATAGGAGAAAAGATACACTATACCAGGGGTATGTTAGTCCTACGGCCATGATGCCTATAGGTAATATAGAATCTATTGTAGGTAGTTATGATTTTGTAGGTTTTAAACGTAATACAATAGTACATCCACTATTGGCTGTCGAACCTGATAGAGATGGTTCAGGTAAAGTGGATAATGACAAGCTTTATCTCGGGTTTGATAACGGTGAATTATCTCCTCCTTTAGAAAAGAGTACAGACTTAGAGAATAACTTATATTCACTTGTTATGGGACATGTTCCACAGTACGCCAGTGCTGTTCCTTTAGTACATCCTGGAGGAGATACAATCTTGAGTGAAGAAGGAAGAGTACCTAGAACAAATAAAGTTGCTTTTTTCACAGGTGACATGGAAGTAGATGTTATAAATTTAACTTCACTATTAAATAATAATAAATTAAATATAAATATAAATCTAGAGAATAAAGTTCCTTTATCTAAAATGAATATAGGTGAAAGGATACAATATATGGTAGGTAAAGATACTACTGTTGGTATAAAGTACCCTCCTACAATAAAAAATTCTGTTGGAGAGGTACAAGGAAATGGTAACATAGCATTTATACCTGGTGGAAGTATTGTCGCAGCAGAAGGTGAATTTACAGCTCAGATAGATAGAACATTGAACTTTTTACATACATCAGTATCCGGAGGTTCTCCATTAATGAGATATAGACACAGGGATGGATTTAAGGACAGAAACCCTGATGAAGGTATGATTTACATCGAGTATATGTATAGCGGAGCTAGGCCAATTATGAGGGTTTCTTACATTAATGCTGATGGTTTTGATGTTACACCTTATGTAAAGGCATTAAAAGCAGGAGACCTCGTAAGGGTACCATTTCATTCCAGAGACTACACTATAAAGAGTTCTCCTAGTTTTGGAACTAAATGGGCTTCATTTAAAGTAGATATAAGACATGGTATAGCAGATGACTGGGGCTACAGGGAGGTTACATTTATATATATGGCTAGTAATCGTCTAAAGTTCTTTCCTGTTACTTTCCCAATGAGTTCTATGAGAGCCAGAGGTTTTGGTTCTTCAGATGTTACGACTTCAACAAATCTATGGTCGAAAGGAACTATCGGTATAAATAGAAATGCTTTGTGGGAAATAGAAACTGCATCTATAACTAAGGAGATGTTATTTCCTTATGCCTCTGTATGTCATAACTATAGTAATTATATTGGAATTACACTTGAATTAGGTAAAACATTCTTATACACATTTAAAGCTACAGAACTTGGAGTTCCAGCTAAAGGTAATGTTAGCCTTAGATTTGACGAAAGCACATCAGAAAGCATGCTTGCACTGTCATATCACCCAGAAACTGGTAAGGATTTTAGTACAGAGGTTAGGAAGTTATCTGTTGGGGATATCCTTACTCTTTCCAAAGAAAAAGATACTATAGAATTTTCTATTTTGGATGTACCTAAACTTAGCGGTATGGCTTTTTATATAAAAGTTGCAGAGTTAAGCGATATTCCGGGAACAGAACTAGAAGATGGTGAAAAATATACCCTAGAATGGGGAGAAAAATCAGGTATACCTTTTAATCATGATCAAAAAAATGACTTCTTATATTTAACTGAAATAAAAGAATCATACAATGAATTGAAACCTGAGAATCTAATAGAGATATATTCTACTCAAGACAGTAAGCCTTATTATGCTATAACTGATAGGATTAAATTAGAGAAAGAGAAAAAAGACTTAATATATATAGCAAACGGAGATTGTTTTATAACAAAAACATTTAAGAAAGTAACCTACGCTATGGGTATCCAGGATGCACCTAACGCTAATTTTGGGGATTATTATACTTATGGATCAGGTCCTCAAGTAGAATACATTAAGAAAGCTAGTGATAGTGACGCCAATAGTTGGAAAAATTGCCAATCAGGTGAAGTTTCTGATGAAGGTAGAAAACTAGCTTCTAATGGTATGATTGTAGAACTGATATCACAAACTAATCATAATGCAGATGTAAGGTCGTTTGAACCTGCTGAGCCTTTAGAGAAAATGTTATATGGAAGTGATAGAGGATTTTACCCTAAAGTAAGTGCAACAAAATCTTATTCAGAATATAGACCTGATTCTACCGCTTATAATAGAGGTTACACAGGAGACTATAATGTAGTTTCATATGTCGGAATAGATGCAGAAGCACCTATATACACTTTAAGTTATCCTAATAGGATTATGATATCTTCCCCTAATATTCAGAGTGAATTTTTCAATGGGTATAGAGATATCTCTGGAATTAACTTTAAAGATTATAACTCAGAGCTAGGACAAATCATAAAGATTATAACTCATAATAACGTTTTATTCTGTGTGTTTGAGAATGGTATAGCAGCTATAACTGTAGATGGTAGAACATTGATTAATCAAGAATCTGATATCTATATTGATGATGCTCAGGTACTTGCTAGTAAAGCTACAGTATTAAATTCTAAGGTAGGGTCTATTAACCCAGAATCAATTATAACAACTTATAGTACTATTTATGGAGTAGACTTTATAAAAAATAAGATATGGAGAATATCAGGGAGTTCTGTAGAAGTTTTATCTGATTATAAAATAGAGCAATACCTTATAAATGCAAAAAAACATCTGATAGATATAAATTATTCTGGAGAACAGTTAAGAGGTAAGCCTAGAGTATATTCTTCTTTTGACGCTATAAAAAAGAATGTGTATTTCTCATATAATAAATTATTAAATACCAAAGTAAATAATTTTTATGATACATTTGGAACAGTTTATTATAATGAGGTTATGGGAGCTTGGACATCTAGGACAAGTTATACTCCTAAATTCCAACTAGTTAATGACGAGTTTAATATACTATTCGATCTTAACTCTTTACCTAGTGAAGCCTGGATGACAGGAGTGCATACTACTTACTGTAATTTCCATGGAAAACAGTATCCTTTCAGTATAGAGTTTATTATGCATGAAAGACCTGATATAGAAAAGATACTGACTAATCTGCAGATATTATCTAATAAAGTGAAGCCTGATGAGATCACGTATTCAACTACTAGTGATGTTCCTAATGCTGCTTTAAGACAGAATGTGGTTAATTACTATGACAAGGATGGGAATTTAGTTATAACACCTGGCGGAGAAGATTATATAAATACAGAGAATACATTTAACACTGTTCATGTAGATAAAATATTTATAAGAGAAGATTCATTAGACATGAGTATTGGAATATTTAAAGAGAATGCTTATTATAAGGACGGTAAGTATTTCATACAAGTGGGCAAATCTGACTCATTTAGTAGGTTCAATAACTCATCAAAAAGAATAAGAGACAAATACTTTAAAATAAAGATAAAATATACTGGAGAAGATTATACATATCTATACAGTGTTATATCATTATTCACCAATAATTACGATTAACTATGGCAAAGCAAAAAATAAGAGACATCATAGACAGGGAACTGATTATAAGAACTAATAATGTAAATTATACTCAAGAATTTGGTACCGCTGGAAAAGATCCAAACATACAAGATATTCAAGGGAGATCTATTTTTCTAACATCATTAGCTATACATGAGATAGCATTTGTTACTGTTAATGGTGCTACTCAAGCTCTTGGAAGAGACTATACCATAGAAGGAGAGTATACGATTAAATTTAATGGAATTATATTAAAGAACCGTACTGTAGTGGTAGGTTATTTTTATAGAAAAGTTGGAAGAGAAAATACCAAGTTTCCACCAGTACTTAGTTATTTTACAAGTGATAATGACAAGGGAGAGGCTGGAATAATTAAATTCTTTTTCGATATATATCAAAATAACGGTGAGAACATTTATTGGAGTATCCACAAAGACGGAGAAGCTTCACCTGCTAAAAATCCTAATGGCGAAGAGCTTACCGGAACATCTTTAAGAGTTCTCGGAGTAGATGGATCTAAATCCATAGAGTACGAAGTAACGTATGATGAATTCCTAAGCAGGCCAGGAGAAAAAATACCTTTTACTTTGGTAGTTATTTATGATTTCACTGAGGATTCAGCTGATGACGAAAAATTAATGGCAACTGTGACTTATGAACTAGATGCTTATGTCAACCCAGAATTAAATATTGATATAGCTCCTGCGGACAGAATTACTACAGCAGGTACATATGATCATAAAGTAACATTCAGTATAACTCCTAACAGTACTCCTACATTTGCATGGAGTTTAAAAGGTGATGGAAGTACATTACAATCAGGTACTGAAGCAGATTTCCCTGGAAAAGATGGTATAGAAGGAGAACAATCAGTAACACATACTTTTGCTGTTGGATCAAATTCTGTTCCTTATACTTTAGAAATGGTTCCAACAGGAGGAACTATGATAAGCAAGAGCGATTCTATAGCAGTATCTATAGCACCTCCTCCTTCGGTAGGTAAGGCAGGATATATTGACGATATAGTATATTTGAGTGCTTCTGGTACAAATGCCATAGAAAATGAAGCTGAATTCATATCAAGAGGAGCCCCTGAAAAATTAGATTTAGAATTTG